ACCGGATCGGGCTGCGGCCCTGGGCCACCGCGCCGCCAGCGGTTGAAGGCGCGCAAGGCTTTGACGTTCGGGTGCGCGCTCATGCGACTGCCTCCTGCTGCGCCGGGATGTCCGACCACACCACGCCCTGATCTGTCCCCCAGGCATGCAGATAGTCCAGCAGGCTGGACAGCTCGGCTTTGGTCATCTTGCTGGTGCGCCGGTACAGCACATCCAGTCCGTGACCATCCAGCGCACGCACCACACGCACCGGCTGCTGCTCGGCGCGACACCATGCGGCCGTGAGAAGCCGCTTCCACTCGTCGATATCCAGCCGCTCGCCGTCGTGCCACGCCACCTGCCTGCTGATGTCCTGCAGGGCTGCATGAAGGGCGGCGTTCTGCTCAAGAGAGCGGGTCGGTGGCGACACGCGCACGACATAGCCCTCGGGTGCCTGCAGGATGCATTCAACGGCCCGGCGGCGCGCCTCGTCATGCGCCAAACGGAAGATGCGCTTCTCAGTCATGGGCATCGCACCAGTCCCGTGCTGCCTCGAAGCTGTCGAAGATGCCGCGCCGGATCATCTCAGTGGCCCCCCGCTTTTCCCAGACCATGTAGCGCGCCACGTCCTGCAGCATGTACCGCGTCACCCGCCAGCGCAGGCAATCCATTGTCACGCGCCCGGTTCTTTTCCATCCGCTCTCCATGCTGCATCGTCTCCACAACGGCCAGCCGCTCGGCCTCTGCCCGGTCAAAGCCGCCCAGGTACTCCAGGATGGCGGCGCGCTCCTCGAAAAATTCGATGTCAAATTGCACTACATGCCCTCTTGAACGGCTTCGGTTGCGCCTGGCTTTCGGAGCTGATCCGCGCAACCTCCTGCGGATCGGCAGAACGGAACCGCGAATGCCGGGGCTGGAACACCAGATGCACCGTGCCCGTCTCGCCCATGCGGTTTTTCACCAGGCCAAGCTCGGCATGGCCGCGCCACGGCGACTCAGGGTTGTAGTAGTCATCGCGGTACAGCATCAGAATCGCGTCGGCGTCCTGCTCGATGCTGCCGGACTCACGCAGGTCGCTCATCAGCGGGCGTTTGTCCGCGCGCTCCTCGACCTTGCGTGAAAGCTGGGACAGGCAGATCACCGGGCACTGCAAGGTCTTTGCCATCAGCTTGAGCTGGCGAGAGATTTCCCCGACCTGCTCCGTGCGGTTCGTGCCGTTGCCCGTCATGAGCTGCAGGTAGTCGATGACCACCAAATCCAGGCCGTGCTGACGCTTGATCTGCCGTGCGGTGGCCAGCATGCCCCCCGCTTTGGCCCCGGCGGCCTCGTCGATGAAGAGCTTGGAGTTGTGCAGCTTCGACATGCTGACCGTCAGCGCATCCCAGTCGTCGTCTTTCAGCTGCCCGGTACGCACGGCTTGCATGTCGGCCCCCCCCACGCTCACCAAGCTGCGGGTGGCAAGCTGCATGTCCGACATTTCCAGGCTGAACACCAGCACCGTCTTGCCAGCAATGGCCACGTTCTCTGCGACGTTCATCGCCCAGGCTGTTTTCCCCATGGCAGGCCGACCGGCCACGATTATCAGGTCGCCGGGGTACAGGCCAGTCGTTTTCTGATCGACGTCAGCAAAACCCGTCGGAAGTCCGGCGATAGCGTCACCCTTCTCGAACCGTTCCTGCAGCGCGCCCACGACACACCCCATGACCTCAGCGATGTGGCGCGGCCCCTTGCTGGCCTTATGCCCAGCCTCGATGTCCATCAGCAATGCCTGGGCGGCATCCACGGCCTGAACCGCTGTATCGGCCCCCATGGCCATGCCGATCATCTCTTCGGCGGCAGCCATCAGCCTCCTGCGCCTCGCCTTGTCGCGCACCAACTCGGCATACGAGCGAATGCGGGCGACCGACACAAACCCGTTGGCCAGATCACCCAGGTAGGCCAGTCCGCCCGTCTGGTCTTTCTCGTTCGCCAGGCGGATGGCGTCATCCACGGTCAGCACATCGACCGGCTTGCCCTGCTCCGACAAGGTGCGGATGTGCCGCCAGATGCGCCGGTTGTCGTCGCGATAAAAATCGGAGTCGGTCAGCATCGTGGCCACAGCGTCGAACGCAGCATCACCGCCCATCAGCAGGCAGCCCAGCAACGACTGCTCGGCCTCGATGGCCTGCGGTGGCAGCATCAGATCGTCCGGGTTCATTGCGCCGCCCTCATCGCAAACGTGCCCTCCTTGGCCCGCAGGAAGGTTTCTTCGCGGATAGCCCAGTCAAAACCAGTCGTGGTGCGTGGCTCCAGCGCATCAGCCAGCCACTCGAAGTACGCCGTCACCCAGTCGCCGGGCTTGGCCGAGAGCTTGAGAAAGTTGTCGATGGCGTAGGCGCGGTTTTTCGAGAATGCCTCGGTATCGGCCTCTGGCCAGCCGTTGCCGGCCATCACGGCGTTGTAGCTTTCGAACACGCGACGATGGTGCGGCAGGTAGGTTTCAACGCTATCGCGCTTGACCCAATCGGCTTTGAAGCCAGCCCAGCCACGTTCGCAGCAGGTCTGCAAAGCGGCTTCCAGGGAAAGACCAGCTTTCCCAGCTTCAGCTTTTATCCCTTTCAGTGCCGTTTCTGTCAAAACAGCTTTTTTATGTTTTCGCAAAAGTGCAAAGTCTTGCCAGACCTGCTCAGATACCTCGGTTGGTTTTTCAGCTTGGGGCTTCGTGCGTTTTGTGTTTACCTTCTTCTGTTCACTGGTATGTTCACTGGTATGTTCCTTGCGTGTAGCCTCCGGGGCTACCGTTTGAGTAGCCTCCGGGGCTACCGTTTGAGTAGCCTCCGTGGCTACGGTAGCCTCTGGGACTACGGTAGCCTCTGGGACTACGGTAGTTGGGTTGTTTTCGCCTTCAAAATTGACGAGGAAGGTATAGACCGAAGATCGAGAAAACCCACCTTTTCCGTTTTTTGAAATTACGCCAAGCTGTTCAAGTTTTTTCGTGGCATCGCTGATGTTTGCTGGATGTACGCCAGTTGCCTTGGCGAGCGCTTCGCGTGAAGGCCATGCGGTATTTGTGTTTTTATCGCGAAAAAGGAACAAACCAAGCAAAACGCGCATTACTTCAAGAGTTATGCGCTTGTCGTTGATTATCTCGGCCGGGATCATGGCGAAGCGATTCATGAGCGCCCCCTTGGGTCATATCGGGCGATGACAGGGACGCGTACCCGGCTCGTCACGCGCCCGTATTTGTCTGTGTAATCCTCAACCCAGCCAAGATCACGCAGATGAAAGAGTGAGGCTTCAACATCCCATATCGGCATATCCAGAAACCTCACAATGTCGATGCTCGCCGGCCAAACAAGGTTGGTGGCGCTGTCCCGGCTGGCAAACAGCGCCAGCAACACCTTGGTATCGTCAAGCGTCAGGTTGTTGTCAATGGCGACCTCAACCGGCGCAAACAAAAAGTCATCTTCAACCACGGCTTGACCGCCTTTCTGTTTGATGAGCCTGCAGCAGCCCCATCGCCCTTTCCATGCGCTCCACCTGACGCGCAGAGCGACCCTGTACGGCCTTGCCGTGGGCCTCCAACAGCCAGCGACTGAGAATGTAGGTACGGATGGTTGCGCCCATCAGACAACGGATAGCGCACTCACGCAGCCAGTCACTCACTCTCGCTCCTTTCATCGCTCGCAGAAATAGGAAGCCCCCTCAGCGGTTGGTGGGAGCGAATCACCAACGCCGGCATGCCTGCCGTGAGGGAGCTGAAAAGTGGTCATTCCATGCCTTGCTGTGCCGCGATTGCATCCCAGCGTTCGGCCAGTTCCGGGTATGCCAACCGCAGGTACATCATCCTCGCGGGTGGCACTCTGCCACGCTCAAGCCAGCCTGACACGCTTGGCGGCTTGATGTTGAAAACAGCAGCAGTGGCGCTGGTGCCGCCGAGTGCTGCTACCCAAAATTTGGCGCATTCTTTTTTCATTCATGCAGTATAGGTGCCGCTAAAAGCATCTGTCAAGCGCCCAAATAATTTTTTGATTTTTTTGGTCTGACCTATTGACAAACTCTTAGTTTCACCTAAAATTAGCTCTGTTGCACCTGCAATCGAATGATCCCCGTCACGGATCGCGCCGACCCACTCAAGGCATGAGCTGATGCATGAGCGCTGTAGGGTTCCCGGAAGTCGCGGCACCGGGGCAGACAACCGAAAGGAGCGAACCATGTACGACACCCCATGCGGCGCAAGTGCCGCTGAACGGCAGTATCAGCGCGGCATTGAGCGCGCAGAAGCCACCGCCGACGCGCGGGAAGGAGCGCGGGCCGAGTACCTCGACCGCATGGCCGAGGAAATGCTGGCCAGCCCGATCGAGCTGGCGAACATCCTGGCCGATCTGCTGGACAGCCCTGCCGACCGCCTGCTTGGGATCGCAATACGCGACATGTTCGCGTCCCGCCGAAATGGCGGAGGTCTGCATGGCATCGACTCATTGCGCGAAATGCTCAAGAGCAAGGCCATTGCGATGGCCGCCCGCGAGCTGGGTTCCCGCCCGGTTCC